CGTGCCGAACATCAACATGCCCGACATCCCCGACATCGGTATCGACGTCCCCTTCGTCGGCGGCTCGGGCCGGGTCGCGGCACCCAACGGAGCGACCGACCCTGCTACTCCGCCGCTCAACACCGGGCTGCCCTCGCCCTACCCCTCGATCACGATCATCACGCCCACCAAGGACCCGTACGCGGTCGCGCTGGAGACCGTCAACGCCCTCGCGGCCCGGATCAACTAGGAGCCCCGCGTGTCCTTCGACGGCTACTTCACCCTCGACTCCACCGAGATCATCAACGTGGCCCGCACCGAGGCGTACGCCGCTGCGCTGCCCTCGTTCGTGCCGCTGTTCCGCAACGAGTTCCTGCCCGCGATGCTCGGCGACGAGCCCTACACCAACCCCGCCGACGACGAGGCCCCGTGGTACGACCCTGACGAGCCCGCCAGCGGCGAGTTCTTCGGCTTCTACCCCCTCTCCATCGGTGGGCTGGAGGGTTCGAGCCGGGCCTCGGCAGTCACGGAGTCCACCAGCGACGGTGGCGTGCCCGGTCGGGTCCGCCACGCCACCAAGGCGGTCGTGTTCGCCGGTGCACTGCTCGCGGCGACCGAGCGGGGGGCCGAGTACGGGATGCGGTGGCTCCGACGGGCCACGCTGGGCGCGGTGTGCTCCCGGGACCTCATCACGGAGCACGCTCTGGGCTCTGAGATGCGGTTCTTGGCCTACGACCCCACCTACACCCCCGTCGAGGCTCCAGAGGCGGCTCTCGTGCCTCTCGTGAGGCTCCTGCGGCGCGTGGCGGTCAACAACGGGCCCACCGTGCTCGCCAAGAGGGCCCTCACGTGCGGTGGAGCCGTGTGGCAGGTCAGTTTCACCGCCGTCGCGGGCATCCCGTTCGAGTTCGGACTCCCGAAGGCGATCATTCAGGGCTACATGGACCCCACGGTCACCGACCCGTGGGTCCCGGGCATCACGCCGGGCACCCACGACACCGTCTCGACGGCATTCGAGGAGGTGGACTGCGGGCAGGACCTCTACGAGCCCATCTACGACCCGCTGTGCCCTGCGCTGCTCGTTCCCCCGCCGCCACCGTCGGTGCCGCTGGGATGCTTCGTCGTCCCCACCGACTGGGACCGGCGAGCCATCTCCGTGCCCGCCGAACTGGTCCCCCTGTGGGGCGAGGTCGCCCCCGTGGTGACCGTCAACGCTCCGCTGGCCGGTGACGTCCGCAACGCCCGCATCCGGTTCTACGAGGACCCCAACGGGGACTTCAACCCCGACGAGGACCCGTGTGCGTTCCTCGCCGACATGGTGGTCTCCTACGTGCCCGCCGGTGCATCGCTCACCGTGGACGCCGCCACGCAGGAGGTCTACGTCATCACCTCCATCGGCGAGCGCCGCCGTGCCGACTCGTTGGTGTTCGGCACCGACTCCGCCCCGTTCGAGTGGCCCTACCTGTCGTGCGGGTTCGCCTACGTGCTCACCATCGACATGCCGGACGGTGCGACCGTGATCCCCTCGGTCGACCTGTCGCTCGTCTCTAGGATGCGCTGATGCCGAGCACCACCTACACGGGCACCGGCACGTGGCACAAGTTCAACGTGCCCGCCAACGTCGACTGGATCGAGGTCGACCTGCGGGGCGGCGGCTCCGGCGGTCGCAACGCGGGCAAGGTCACCGGGCGCATCTCGGTGAAGGGCAACGACGTCCTCTGGTGCCGGATCGGCGAGGCGGGCAAGGCCGCGTCCGGCAAGAACGGCGGCGGCGTCGCTGACGGCGGTGGCGGTGCGGGCGGCGACGGGTCCAGCGGCAAGAACGGTGGCCGGGGTGGTGGCGGCGCATCCGTGATCCGGCTCAACGGCTCCGACGGGCGCATCCTCGCGGTCGCCGGAGGCGCGGGCGGCAACTCCGGGGACACCGGCAACGGCGGCATCGGCGGCGGGAACATCGGCCACGAGGGTGGTCGGGGCACGGCAGGCACCGGGGACACCGCGAACTCCACCGGCGGCACGCAGAACCAGCCCGGCCACGGCGGCACCTCCGAGATGGGCACCGCCTACTACGGCAAGGACGCCAACGAGGGTCGCCTCGCACGGGGTGGTCGGGGCGGTGGCACCAACGTCGCAGACCGGGCCGACATGCACGGTGGTGGCGGCGGAGGTGGTGGCTTCTACGCCGGTGGCGGTGGACAGGCCGCGAAGATCGGGGAGACCCCCGGTGGCGGTGGCGCAGGTGGCTCGAACTTCACCGGCGGGATGTACTCCGACACCAACGAGCAGGGAGCCGGAGGCGGCGGTGACGGTCAGGCCATCCTCACGTGGCTGAACCCCGAGGACGCCCCGCCGCGACCTCCGCAGAACATCCGCATCGACGGTGCGCCCATCGCCGACGGCCTGCCCACGAAGGCCAAGCACAACGTCACCGTGAAGGGCACGCCCGCCGACCCGGACGCCAAGGGTGTCCGCATGTTCATCCAGATGAGCAAGGACAACGACTTCACCACGAACTCGGTGTGGAAGGGCACCTACGACGAGTCCGAGGACCGCGACATCGTCGAGATCACCGGGCTGGAGATGGACACCCTCTACCACCTGCACATCTACTCCCAAGACACCCACGGTCGCCTGTCCCCGAACTTCACCTCGACCACCTTCTGGACCAACCGCTCCCCCAGCGTGCCGAACCTGACCGCGCCGGTGGAGAACGCGCAGTTCACCACGCTCATCAACCCGACCTTCACGTGGAACCACGTCGACCCCGACCCGTCGGACTCCCAGACCGCGTTCCGGCTGCGCTACCGCCGGTCCTCGACCCCGCTGGAGGACGCCGGGGAGTGGACCGAACTCGCCGAGCAGGTCACCGCCTCCGAGACGTGGACAGCCGACGCGGGCACCTTCAAGGGCAACACCTCCTACGACTGGCAGGTCAAGACCCGCGACGAGCAGGACGCGTGGGGACCGTGGGCGATTGCCCGGTCGTTCCTCGTCACCGCCGAGGCCACCCCGCCGGTGCTCACCTCGCCGATCAAGGGCGCGGCCATCGTCGCCAGCGAGGACACCACCTTCCGCTGGAAGTTCCGGCCCGCCGTGCAGGGAGACGTGCAGGAGAAGGCCGACATCCGGTACCGCCCGGCGCTGGTCGGCGGGGCATGGACCACGCTCGCCGGGGACGGCACCACGCCCGGCTCCGACCCGTTCTGGGTGGTCGACGGCGACACCTTCGGCACCACCTACTACGAGTGGCAGGCACGCACCTACGTGTCCGGCTCGGCCATCTCCGACTGGTCCGACTCCGCCTACTTCTGGGCCACCGCCACCCCCGGCACCGGCCCGGGCGTTGCCATCGTCGCGTCCGGCAGTCCGCAGCACCCGCTCGGGCAGGGCGACAACCGGGCCTTCGTCTACGACCGGGGTGGGATGACGATGCGGGGGGAGATCACGAACCTCGCCTACATCTCGTGGGGCAGGAAGCGTGACGACATCTCCAACGTCATCCTGCGGGTCAATGAGTGGGACGAGGAGGGCAAGGAGTTCCTCGGCTCGCTGCGCTCGTGGCTGCACGAGATCGTCGTGTTCCGTGACGGCAAGCGGGTCTGGGAGGGGCCGATCACCCGCATCGGCGCGTCGCGCTCGCAGGTCGAGATCGAGGCTAAGGACGTGCTCGGCTACGTGTACCGCCGGATCATGCGGCAGGGCTACAACGACTCCTACCGGATCGTGGACGGCCAGCAGACCGGGCAGACCACGGTGGTGATGCGTGCCCGACAGATCATCCTCAACGCGCTGGCCTACTCCGACCCGAACGTGCTCCAGTACCTCACCGCCATCGACAACGTCGGCGACGCCCGGCAGTCCCGGGTGGTGAAGGACTACACCAAGACCTCGTGGGAGGAGATCGACGACCTCGCGGCCACCGCCGGTCTCGACTACTCCACGTCCGGTCGACGGATCATGCTCTGGGACACCCACCGTCCCGTGGGTCGCCTGCCCGCCATGACCGACGGCGACTTCGGTGACGACCTGATCGTCACCGAGTACGGGATGAGCGCCGCCAACTACTTCGCGGTCACCAACAACGACGGCATCTGGGGTGCCGCCGACCGGTTCGGGGTCGACAACATGCCGGGCGAGGAGGGGTTCATCGAGCAGTTGGCCTCCTCGTACGGGGAGAACGCCACCGAGGGCGCGACGCAGACCCTCACGCGAGCAGCGAAGCGGGAACTGGAGCGGCGGCTGGCGCAGCAGGCGGACCGCAACATCTCCGGTCGGTGGCCGGTCCCGCTGGTGGTGCGCGTGCCCGACAACACCACGCTCTCGCCGGACCTGAACCTCGGCATCAACCAGTTGGTGCCGGGCGTGTGGATTCCGCTGCGTT